GTCCTATGGGATCGAATGAGATATTCTTTTTAAATCAGCATAACTGGTCACAACCTCATGGAAAGCCAACGGTATTAGAGGCTCAGGAAAAAGGTATTTACTTTGAATCGAAAGTAGCACCGACTTCGTATGGTAAGGATGCAATCATTTTATATCAAGAGGGAATTGTAGTTCAGCACTCAATTGGATTTAGTACAGTTAAGGCTGACTATGATCAAAAGACTGGAACAAGAATTATCAAAGAGATTAAATTATATGAAGGATCTAATGTAACTTTGGGTGCTAATCCGGAAACTCCATTTACAGGATTCAAGTCTTTGACAATGGCAGAGATTAACGATCAGATTGGTAAAATGATTAAGCTACTAAAAGATGGTAGCTTAACGGATGAGGGTTTCGGTAGATTAGAAATTGCATTAAAGCAGTTTCAGTTGGAAGCCTTCAATTTAGGTAAAAATTCACTATTAGATAAAGAGCCGGGCAAATCCACTCCTAAAACTGATGAGCCGAATATATTAACAGGTTTAATTAACGTCTTAAAAAATTAGAAATGGACAATTTAGAATTAAAGGCTCAGGAGTTGCTAGATGCAAACAAAGCCAAAACAATAGATGAAGCAAAGACTATCATCGCTAACGCTATCAGCGAAGCTACTAAGGCAGCTGATTTAAAGCTAGAAGAATTGCAAAAATCTACAAATGTTAAATTTGATGAAATGGATAAAGCATTGCTTGAAGCGAAATCAGAGGCTAACAGAATGAAAATTGAAGCTAAAGAAGCAAAACCAATTTCTTTCAATCAAGCATTTGCTACTGCAATGGATGAGAACTCTGATAACTTGGAGAAATTCAAAAGAAAAGAGATCAAACAGTTTGCTATGGAATTAAAGACTGTTGGCGATATGTCATTGTCTAACATTACTGACCTTGCTGCTGCAAACGTACAGATGCTACCGGGTATCATCCCAGCTGCGCCGCGTAAGTTGCACATCAGATCATTACTTCCTACTGGAGTTATGACTACATCTGCAATTCACTATCTGCAAGAAACAGGTTCTGAAGGATCAGTTGCTGCATGGGCAGATAATTCAGGAAGCAAATCTCAAATTGATTACGATTTGACAGAAGAAGTTGCACCATCTGAGTTTATTGCAGGTTATCTTCGCATAACTCGCAAGGCGCTTGATGATATCTCTGCTATGCGTTCTTATCTTCAAAGCCGGTTACTTGAGCAGTATCTTGATGCTGAGGATAATCAATTACTTAACGGATCTGGAGTATCTCCAAATCTAGGTGGTTTGATTACCAATGCTGAGGCTTACTCAGGTTTCCGTACTATTCAAGTTGAGAAATTAATTGATTCAATTGCACAAATTGATGGAAACAATCACTCTGCAAATGGTATCTTGTTAAGTCCAGAGCAGTATTATGCTCTATTGCTTACCAGAGGAACTACCAATGATTACACATTGCCAGGACTAGGAACTGTAACCTCTGTGAATGGTCAAATGTTTATCTCAGGTGTTCCAGTATTCAAATCTACTGCAATGAGCGATTCTAAGTACTTAGTTGGTGACTGGTCAAAAGGTGCGCAGCTATATGTTCGTGAGAATCCAATTGTTAGATTCTTTGAGGAGGATGGTACTAACGTTCGTGAGAACAAGATTACAGTTCGTGTTGAAGGTAGAGTTGCTTTACCTATCTACTATACTGATGCATTTGTGACTGGTTCACTTAATGCAAATCCAAGCTAACTTTTTTAGTGTTTATGGGGAAAGCCTGTCGAGAAATCGGCAGGTTTTTTTTTGTTTCATTAAGTTATTAAAATAAATTACATTTGTTTTATGTTTAAAGCCAACTTTATCGGTGAAGCAGGATTATACAAGAATCAAGAGTATAAAATCTGTATTGGCGTTATAAATGGTTGGATTCATGTTCGCAGAAAGTGCGGTGCAGGGCGCGTTAATTATCCATCAATATTAGAGTTCCTAAGAGATTGGGATAACATCCGTAAAGTATGAGAATTTTCCATCTAGGTCTATGCGTAGGGCCTCCGCCTTTTGATTCAATGCGCAAAGCCTTTATTGCTAATTGTGATGATTACATTGAATTAAGCACAGGCGCAAAAGATGTAAATCAAGAAGCGGTCAGAATAGCCAGAGAGTTTAGGCCGGACATTATCTTCATGCAGATTCAAGCACCTAATATCATTCATATACAAACAGTCAAGGCTATGCGAGAAACAGGCGCATGGATTTGTAACTGGAATGGTGATATAAGAGATGAAACGCCAAGATGGATGATTGAGATGTCTCCTTATGTAGATAAGACTTTGTTTTCTAATATGCGCGATGTACGCAACGTATTAAACGGCGGATATCTAGAAATAGGTTATGATCCTGAGATTTATACACCAGTCGGAGAGGTCGGCACATGCAAGGAGATTTCATTCTTTGGTAATAACTACGGAAGTGATAAATTTCCTTTAAGCAGATTAAGAATTGAAATGAATATGATGTTGCATAAACACTTCGGCAATAGGTATGGCGTTTACGGCAATAACTGGTTTAATGCATCCGGTAATTATAACCATTCACAAGCTGAAGAATCAAAAGCATATAGGGCCACTAAAATAGCAATCAATCTAAGCCATTACGATGTGGATTTGTATAGTTCGGATAGGATTTACAGAATCTTAGGCTCTGGGGCCTTTTGCTTATGTAAGGCTTATCCTAATATGCCATTTATTGATGGAGTTCATGTACGGACCTGGAATAGCATTTATGATTTAATGGTATTGATAAGATACTATTTAGATGATCATAATAAAGCTGAAAGAGATTTGATTGCAAAGCAGGGCAATGAGTTTGTTAAAGCAAATTATACATTTGACGAAATGGTCAAGAATTTAATATACATCTATGAAAATTAAAGTATTGGGTTTTATGACTATTCATTACGCAGGTGATTACTTGCGTGAGGCTTTATTATCGGTTGTAAATCATGTAGATAAAATGGTGATTGCTTATAGCATGATGCCAAGCCAAGGTCATGGGAGCCAATTACAATGTCCTGATTCGGAAGGTTATATTTTTGATATTTGTCAAGATGTATTAGGTGATAAATTAATCTGGGACAGAGCAGATCGGTATGGCGCAGAAACTGAGCATAGATCAGTCAAGTATAAATACTCTGAGGGTTATGATTTGGTTTTAACAGTAGATTCAGATGAGGTCTATAAGTCCGATGAGTTACAAGCCTCTTTTGAGTATGCTTATTGGGGCGTACATAGATTTTATGGCATTGATGGATTTGTAAACTTTTGGCGATCATTTAACTATGCTTGTTATGATGGATTTAGACCAATAAGATTAGAGAATCTGCACAGATCACAACATACGCAAGATTTAAACTTAAAACAAACCATCTATCATTTTAGCACCTGTCAGCCAGAGCCTATTATGAGATACAAGTATAATGTTTTTGGCCATGCTCATGAGGTCCGAAAAGACTGGTTAAATCATTGTTTTTATAAATGGAGGCCAGATAAACAATTTGGCGATGTGCATTGTGTAGCATTAAACTTATGGAATCCTGAACCATTTGATAAATCAGTTTTACCTAGCTATTTAAAAAGCCATCATAATTACAATAAAGAATTAGTATGACAGATATTACAATGTGTTCAGGTTTTGGATGCGATATGAAACATGAGTGTTATAGGCATACCGCTAAAATGTCACACTGGCAATCTTGGTTTAGCGTTGTACCAATCAAAGATGGTAAATGTGAAATGTTTTGGGATAACAAATCAAAAGATAAAAAAGATTTATTAAAATGAATTATGCCGCTATAATCATTGATGATCGGGAAGATGTAGCTAAGGAAGCAATCGCAAGACATAGAAAGTTTATTCCTGCATCTTGGGTTATATTAAATATCCGACCTCCTTATGCTGGAGGTATCTATTCTTTAAAGTCTGCCAAGGATTACAATGCAGTTTTAACAAATCCATCGTTCTGGCAAGGATGCCGGTATGATCGGGTCTTAATCTTTCAGCATGATTCCGGATTGCTTAAAGAAGGCATTGAGCAGTTCTTGGAATGGGATTTTATAGGTTCCTGGATAAAGAACATACCTGGTTGCATGAATGGCGGTTTAAGTATTCGCAATCCTAAAGTCATGCACGAGATATGCTTAAATCATCGGTATAAAGGAATGGCAGAGCATGGTAATGAAGATATTTACTTTTGCAATAAGATGCGAGAGTTAGGCTATAAGTTGCCAGATAAAGAAACCTGCAATCAATTTGCCGTAGAGACTGAGTTTGCTTATGGATCAGTAGGCTATCATGCCATAGATAAGTATCATAAAAATTATAACCTTTTATTAAATCAATATGATTGAGAAGATATTACAAGTCACCGCAGAGGAGTTAAATGCAATAAATTTAGATAAGTATTTAAAAAGTACCGATGATCTGGGATTCCCGAAAAGCTGGTTCTATATGGATGCAGGTTTAGAGCATTACAGATTGCTAGTTTATATCAGCCAACTTTATAAGGGCGTTACTTTATTAGACATCGGAAGCTATCAGGGCAGCTCTGCCATTGCATTATCGTTTAATAAAAAGAATAAGGTTCTCAGCTATGACCTAGTACATCAGCCAGAGATTGCGGATATTAAAATACCAAACATTAAGTTTATCAAAGGGGATGTTTTAAAGGATGAGATTACTGCTCCTTTTATCATTTTGGATACTTACCATGATGGCACATTTGAGCAAAAGTTTGTTGATTATTTAGAAAAGATAAATTACAAAGGTTTAGTCATGTTTGATGACATTTATTTAAACAATGAAATGACTAATTTCTGGGATGGATTGAAAAATGAGAAATATGATTTAACAGAGATAGGGCATCATACTGGTACAGGCATAGCAATCTTTTAATATGAAAATAGTTAGGTTTTTATTTCACATGATAGTAGGAGGTTTTGTGTTATTAGGATTCAGCTTTTTTTTACTAGCAGTCATTGGTTTAATTAAATACATATGGTAAATCTTTTTACTTCAATTTATACGGATAAAAGCGCAGTTAGGCAAAAAGAGTTAATTTATTGCATAACTAAGAATATAGAAAATCCGCACATTGATAAAATCTATCTATTTGTTGAGGGCATTGTAGAGTTGCCAAATTCTGACAAATTAGTAATTATACCATTTCAGCGACCTACTTATCGGGACTTTTTTAATTTGATTGACAGAACAGTCACTAGCAGAGAGGATATATCAATCGTAGCCAATACAGATATTTATTTTAATCATACTCTGAATGGTTTAAACTTACATGAACGCCAATGCATAGCTTTAAGCAGATGGGATGATAAAATCGGAGGACTTAAATTACATAATGAAAGATTTAGTCAGGATGTGTGGATTTTTAAAGGAAAGATGCGCAATGTAAATTTCTGCAATTTCTTTTTAGGCATTCCGGGTTGTGATAATCGCATCGCCTTTGAGTTAAATAGCGCAGGTTATGTTTTGTCTAATCCAGCTACAAAAATTCAAGCAATCCATTATCATAGAAGCGATCTGCATAATTACGATGGCAAAACATTAAAGATTCAAAGACCTTATCTGTTTATTTCGGTAACATGAAAATTTTATTAAGTCCAGGCATTTACTTGCCGCATCAAAGAGCAGGATCGGAAATCTATTTGCACCGGGTTGTAAAGTATTTAATGAGCAAAGGGCATGAGGTTAAGGCGGTCACTAGATGTCCAGAGAATTATACTTTTGAGGGCATAGAGGTTTACAAAGCCAAGGATAATTACAAGCAATGCCATAATGATCTTTGGGACTGGGCAGATTTGGTATTCTGCCAACTCTCTGGTACTTATTACGCCATGAATAAGCAGAGGTTAAAAGCTAAGAAGATTATAAACTTTGCTCATAATAATGTAGGATATCCGCAGGTAAACATTAGGCCCAATGTTTATACTGTTTATAACTGCGAGAATACAAAGCAAGAGTTAAACTACAACCAAGAAACCTATACGCTTTACGCGCCGATTGATTACCGAGATTATTCGACAAATAGACCTTATGCGGAGTATGTGACTTTGATAAACCATAACGAAAACAAAGGCGGCCAGATATTGATTGAGATAGCAAAGCGAATGCCTCATGTTAAATTTATGGCGGTACAAGGCGGTTACTATCATCAGATCAAAGATGAAAAAGTCAAGAATATAAAATATGTGCCTTTGGTAGATGATGTGCGCAAGTATCTAGCAATGACAAAGGTTCTAATTGCACCTAGTAAGTATGAGAGTTACGGAATGGCTCAAATAGAAGCCTTGTGTTGCAATATTCCTGTAATATGTTCTGATATACTAGGATTCAGAGATAGTGTCTCAGATGCAGGGATATTTGTCAACAGAAACGATATAGATGCATGGATAGATGCTATTACTAATATTGATACCATCCAGACTAAGAAAACTCCTTTAGAAAGAGCAAAAGAATTAGATCCTACTAAGGAATTGCCTAAGTTTGAAAATTGGTTAAATAAAATATGTAATTTAGCATTATTATAATGGAAAAAAAAGAGTATCTAAAACAACCTTTTAAACCTAAAGAGAATGGACCAGTTAAATGTAGTGAGCCTAGCCGATGCAAAGATGTATCTGAGACTAGACCTAGACTATACAATAGAAGATGGATTAATTACATCATTGATAAAATCTGCGGTAAATCAAGCTGAGCAGTTTACTTTGCAAGTATTATGGCAAAGGCAAATGAGTTTAATTACTCCTGTAACAGGTGCAGTAAAAATATATGAGTATCCTTTGATTTCGATTGAGACTGTTGTAGATTCGGATGTTAATCTTTTATCATTTGAAACAATAGAAACGCAAGGCTATACAGAGGTAATATCCGGTGCGCCGGGTTTTAATACAGTTAACTTTGTAGCTGGTTATGGGTGGAATTATGAGGGCGGATCAGATTGTCCAGACGATATTGAAACTGCCATTAAAGAAATGATAGCTTTTTATTATGAAAACAGAGATAATCCAGTTGTAGGTATGCCTACGATTGCAACTTTGTTACTATCTCCTTACAGACGCATAACTCTATTCTAATGAATCCAGGCAAATTAGATAAGCGCATTACATTTGGCACATTTGAATCGGTAGAAAATGCCTTTCAGGATTACGATATTACCTTTGTACCGGTATTAGCTACATGGTCAAATATAAAGCCATACGATGGCAATAGACAGTTACAAGCGCAAGAACAGGTCATAAATCAGGTCTTTAGGTTTACAATCCGGTATAGAAAAGACTTTGCACCTACTAAGGACATGAGAATTCTTTATGAATTGAATCTTTTTACGATACATTCAATCAGGAATGTAGATGATACATTTAGGTTCTATGAGATACTGGCATCGGTTACAGATGATAATAATGGCTTCTAAAATAAACATTTCTAGACTACTATCTCAAATTGATTCTTTTGGCAAAGATGCTAGTAGGGTAGCGGTTGCGGTGACTAATGAAACTACTGAAGGAATGGTTACTAAGGCTAAGTTAAGAGTAGTTGTTGATTTAGGTCAATTAAGACAATCAATAGGCAAAACAACTGCTACATTAAATGTAAATAGATCATTTTTTTTTGCTAATGCACCTTATGCAGCTTATGTTGAATTTGGTACTGGCAGCGGTGTAGATATTCCTAAAGGTTTTTCAGATTTAGCAAAACCTTTTAAGGGGAAAGGAATTAGGAGGAGAAATTATGGCGCTAGACCTTTTTTTATTCCTAGCTATCTTGAAGGTATTCAGCAATACCCAAAAGAATTAAGAAAAGTATTGCAATCTGAAACAAGAAAATATAATGCAAAAAAATAATTACATTTGACAAATGAAGGATGCTAATTTATCAATACTGAATGCATACAAAAGTACACTAGCCAATTTAATAGTCGGTGGTGTTACTATTCCAGTATATAGCAAATCAGCGCCTTTAAAGAATGTTCCGGCAAAATATGTAATATTATCTAGCCAAACAAGATTGCAAGAGCAAACAAAGTGCGGATATTGGTATCTTTGCACAATTAACGTGCAGATAGTAACCAAATATCCTAATGGCACAGGCGATTTGAGTTTTGCAATGGTTATTGGTGAGGAAATTCAAAGCAGAATACAAGTTACTAACTTAACTTTAAGTAACTTTATAAATGTTGAAACCTTGCAACTATTAACAAATGAGGTAATTTTAGAAACAGAAACAGAAAACATATTTCAATACATTTTAACTTTTCAACACAAATTAAATATTAATTAATTATGGCAGCAGAAACATTTTATTCAGGCAGCTTATTCATGCTCTACATTCGCACAGGTGGCGCGTGGAAACCAGTAGCATGTTTAACTTCAAACGGCATCAGCGAATCATGGGATTTTGCTGAAACAGTTACTAAATGCGATCCGGGAGTGACCAGGCGTAAACCAACTACTTATTCTTATGAAATCCCTTTTGAAGGAGTTTTTACAGATACAGTCGGTGCAGGTGGTGATACTGCAAAAGCATCATGGGATACCATTAAAAATATTGCTAGATCAAAGACTTTGACTGAATATCAAATAGCTTTGTTATTAGCTAATGGTGCTGAAGATCCTAATTTTGCTGCTCAGTATGGTACTGCTTACTTTAGCGCTTTAGATATTACAGGTGCTGAAGGCGAGTTCATTACTTTCTCTGGTACTTTGTTAGGCGATGGTGACATTACTGAAACTGATCCTTATCCTGGCTACTAATTTATGGAAGGTCATTTAACGTATAAAATCGGTGAGGTAGATAGGCAGTTTTTCTTTGGCAATTATGCTTTAGAGCAGACATTAAATCATTTTGATGCATCGGTTTCTGATCTATCTGATATATTAGGTAAGCAGCTATTGCCATTTTTGAGAATGTTTATGTTTCATGCGGCAAGTTATCCAATACTAAAGAAAGGTGAAATTGTTGATTTTACCGAGTTTGATGTTCATGAATGGATTGATAATGCAGGAGGTTCTAGTGGCGAATTAATCGTGATAGTTTCAAAGGAAGTTTTCAGAGTATTAGGATTAAATACAGAGGTTACTGAGCAAAAAAAAAGCAAAGCGGAAAGTTAAATTGGAATAAAGATGTGCTGACATTTGCTTTTGGTGAACTGGGATTAATGCCTGATGATTTTTACGCCTTGACATGGAATCAATATATATTGAAATGTCAAGGCTTTTTTAATAGAGAAAAAAAGGAATGGGAACGGATAGGCTGGGCAACATGGAATGGAATGAGAGTGCATGTAAACAAGGGGATGCCGACTTATAAAAAGTTTATGTCATTTATTTATGAGGATGATGAAATAAAGGATATGGATAGAATTAAAGAACAGATGAACAAGGCGATGATTAAATATCTAGACAATGCAAGGAATTGAGATACCTATTGGTGCGCCATTAGGGCAATTAGATAAAGATTTAAAGGGTGCTGAAAACAAATTAAAAGGATTTGCAGCGGAAGCATCTAAAAGCGCAGCAGTATTAGGAGGTTCAGTAGTTAAAGGATCAAACCAAGCTGCATTTGCTTTAACTAACTTAGGCAGGGTTGCTCAAGATGCGCCTTTTGGGTTCATAGGTATTCAGAACAACTTAAATCCGTTACTTGAATCATTCCAAGCGTTAAAAGCACAAACTGGATCTACTAGTGGTGCATTAAAAGCATTAGGCCAGTCTTTAATTGGCCCAGCAGGATTAGGTATTGCTTTATCCGTTGTATCAGCAGGTATTCTATTTTATCAGCAATATCAGCAAAGAGCAAATAAAGAAGTTACAACTGCTAAAAAAGTCACAGACGAATACATCAACTCTTTGGGCCAAGTTCAACAAGCCCAATTAAAAGGCGCACAAGCTGCTCAAGGTGAATTAGCAACTTTAAAATTGCTTTATAGTCAATATCAAAATTCAACTTTACCATTAGAACAAAGAAAGGATGCGTATAAAGAAATTCAAAAGTTATATCCTGCATACTTTGGAAATTTAGGATTTGAGGCAACTGCAACAGAAAAAACTAAAAATGCTTATAATTCTTTAACCCAATCTATCTTAGCAAGTGCAAGGGCAAGGGCAGCTGTTGATCTTATTGCCAAAAATAGTACAAGGCAATTAGAAAATGAGCAAAAAGTAATTGATTTAAATAAGCAAATTCAGGATGAAAGAACAAAACAATTAAAATTACAATCTGCGGTTGAAAGCCAGAATTTATTAGCAAAGCAAGAAGCTAATATTTTAACATCTAAACAAGCAGATATTGTAAATAAATATTTAACCGCAGGTGCAAAGGAGGCTGAATTAACTAAGTTAAAAAACAACTTGATTACTGATAGTAATCTATTAACTGAAAAAAATATACAACTTACAAAATCTGTAAATCAAGAGGTTGCTAAAGGAGGTAAATTAAGCGGAAGTGTTGGTGGGGAGGCTTTAAAAAAAGCCAAAATGCCAAAAGCAGAAAAAAATACTAGAGATCCTCAATTTAAAGCAGAGTCAAGTATCAATGAATTAGATTTATTCCTTGAAAATTATAAAAAAACTGAGGCACAATTAAATAAAACTCCATTAGTTCCTTTTCCTGGATTAAAAGAAAAATTAAAAGTAGTTAATCGAGCATTAATAGAGTTTAACGCAAGTGCAAACGATATTATTCAAAATAGCATAATAAATACATTTAATAATCTTGGTACTGCCATTGGAGAATCTTTAGCAACTGGTGGTAATGTATTAAAAGCAGTTGGAAATACTATTTTGCAAGGATTGGCTGGGTTTTTATCTGAAATGGGTTCTCTGTTAATTAAATATGGAACTTTAGCAGTTTTAAAAGGCAAGTTGGATATAGCAATTTTAACAGGAGGTCCAGTTGCTATTGGTGCAGGATTAGCAGCTATCGCCGCAGGTATTGCATTAAAAGCAGCAGGTGGTGCATTAGGGTCACTTGCTAGAGGTGGAGCTGGTGGTGGCGGAGGTGGCAGTTCAAGCAGCGTAGGATCTGTACCAGTTCCCCAAGGAAGTGAAAAAATAAGTACAACAATGGCGGCAACATCTCAGGATTTTGGTGGTGGAAGGGTTGTGTTTGAGATTTCAGGTACTAACCTAATAGGTGTATTAAATAGAGCAGGTGCAAAACTTACAAGATTCGGACCATAATGGCATATAACCTTAAATATTTTTTTACTTTTTACGCAGACCGAGATACTAGAATAGTTGATGGCACTCCGGATAATTATACCTGCAACATATCGCAGTTAGATTATGCAGGTAGTGTAATAGAAATTTTGGCTCAACAAAATCCGATACAGATAAACTATCAAAATACATCTAGCAATAAATTAGAGCCAATAATCGGATCTGAATGTACTTTAAACCTAATAGCAACTGAGGACTTTGAATTAGAGGATTTATATACCGAAAATGAACGTGAGTTTTTAGTAGAGGTTTATAGAAATGGTGGTTTAATTTGGTCAGGATTTGTTATTCCAGATGGATGCCAAGAAGCCTTCACATTTGCTCCTTATCCAATATCAGTAAATGCAGTTGATGGACTAGGATTGCTAAAGAATTTAAGCTATCTGCAAAATAGCGGAGACTTTTATTTAGGTAAACAAAGTTTTATAGATGTTATAAATGCTTGTTTAATTAGATTAGAAGCGCCGAGTTTAATTTTAAATACTTGTGTAAACATTTATGATGTAACAATGACTCAGGGTGATTCATACGATCCGTTGGCGCAAGGTTTTGTTAATGCTGAGAGGTATTTAAAGGATGACCAGTTTACTCCAATGAACTGCGAGGAAGTTCTAAGGTCAATTTTAGAGGAATGGACTGCGGTGATGATACAAAGCGGTGGCCAATGGTATATTTATAGGCCAACTGAATTAGCATTAACTGGTGATTTAGTCTTTAGATCATATTTAGATGGACAAAGACTTTATGATCAGCCTACTTTTACACCTGATCTAAATGCTATTTTAGGCGGAGAAAGCGAGGGTTTAATTCTAGCACCTTATTTTCATATCAATACCGATCAAATGAAAATGATTGATAGGCCCTATAAAAATGCTTCAATGTCTTATAAATTCGGCGCCAGTTCTGCAAATCTTGATGAGGAACTTGCTAATCCTAATTTAGAAGGCGCTTTTCAAGGATGTGGAGGCGATCCGATTGGTCCTTGCGATGATGTGACTATTCCCGGATACAGTAAGACCGGCACAATGTACGCAGGTCTTTATCCAGGAGGCGGTGTAATATTTTACAACCAAGGCGATACCTCGCCTATCTTAACAGATTATTATGAAAATGATAATCTTATTCCAGTAAGTAGAACAGTAACTGCAACTGATAGATTACGTTTTACCATTGTTTATAAAAATCCAGATCCGTTGTTTGCTACTGACATGAACTTTGTTATTAGTTTAGATGATGGAGTAGACATTTGGTATCTTCAAGCAGATTTGACATGGATGATTCCTTTGCCTGGATTAAGTTATTATCAAGTTCGTTCAGATATTGGCGATGGCGGTACGCTAACTGTTAATACTGCTCCAGTTCCAACAGGCGGTGATGTAACCTTTAGAATATTAGCACCTACCGGAACTATTCGTGATATTGTTTATACCAAGATTTCAGCTGGGATATTTACAGATCCAAGCAGTCAAGTTGGGGAAATACATACTGCAACACAAAGAGGTAAATTTACTTTTGTGCCTAAAACTATTGATGTATTCAATGGTGATAGTCCATCAAATGATTACTTAGGTGCTATATTTGGTCCTGATGAAACCACATTAACTACAAAATGGAATAGAAGGGGATTAAGTGAATCTATACTAGCAGAGCCTTATGAAGTAGATAAACAATTTTTGAGGATAGCAGTTGAAGAAACTCAGCGTTTATATGCCGGGCCGTTCGTTAGATTTGAAGGATCAATATTTGGATATTTTAATCCGGTGACTAGGTGGTCTATAAATTTAATTGATGGTTATTTTATGAATTTAAGTTTAAATTATGATTTGCAGCAGAATATTTGCAAGGCAGTTTTAGGTAGAATAACTAATGAGGAAATAGCCTTAGATTATACACTAGTGCCTGATTATGGTAAAACTACAAGAGTGACAGTAAAAGGAACAACATCATGACCGAGTTAATGCTTTACATAAATGATTTGCCAGTCGGATGCTTATTAAGCAATGGGCTCAGTGAATCTATTAGTTTTATTAAGACTTGCAAGAGTACAGAAAATATGGGCCAAAAACAATTAGGCCGATTACACTCTTATTCGATTAGTTTTGAAGCGGTTTATGCAGTTTCGGGTTCAATTATAGGATGGAATGAGTTAAAAGATTTAGGTAGATCTAGAGAAATTGTGTCCTGGTCTATGGTAAATTTAGATACAAATGAAGGTGATGCAGGTCAGGGATTTTTAGAGAACATAGAGATAAGTGGAAGTACCGAAGATTTTGTTAAATTTACAGGAGTAATTACAGGCTATGGTGCAATAGTAGATTCTGAAATTATTTACTATGTATGGGCGCAAAATGTTGACGCATATGTAGATAATGGGAATGATAGATATGTATTTGTAAATTAATATATTATGCCAGTTATAAATGGAGTTTATTTAAAGGATTTTACTGCATTACCTGGAGCGGTTGCAGATGCTAATATTATACCAATTGCCATCTCAGGCAATAATATTGCTTATAGAACGACAGTATCAGGAATAGTAACCGATGCTAGAGTTACTAGTAAGCTATTAACCGGATTATCAATAACAGGAAGTGCAGTTCTTGCAACCGATACGATTTTACAAGCATTTGGCAAGGTACAGAATCAGTTAAATGGTAAGCAAGGAACAATCACGCTTACAACCACAGGATCTAGTGGAGCGGCTACGTTGATTGGTTCGACGCTTAATATTCCTAATTACGGAAGTGCATTAACTGGTTATGTAACTTTAGATACTACGCAAACAATTACAGGTGAGAAAACATTTGCTGCCAATACTTTAAAATTAGCGGCAGCAAGTGAATGTGATGAAACAATTATAGTAAATACACCAGCTCAAGGCCAGTCCGGTACTAATAGAAACTATTTTGGTTTTAATGCAAACAATGATATATACTTTAGTAAAGGACCAAATAATGTTGGTGTTTTCTCTTTTAATAATCCTGTTAATTTAAGAACCTATACTTTTCCAGACGCAAGTGGCACAGTAGCTTTAGTTGGTGGTGCAGGAGTAGGTACAGTTACTTCGGTCGCTGCTTTAACATTAGGCACAAGTGGAACAGATTTATCATCAACAGTAGCAAACTCAACTACAACGCCTGTAATTACCTTAAATGTAC